TGCGTAACTGCTTACAAACTCTTTGAACGATTCAACCATCTCATAGCTGCCACCGTTCGCTTTCAGCCATTCCATTTGCTTTACAGCGCAGTCGTGAAACCACAATAACTTGTAGGCTTCGTTCATTGTATTTCGCCATTAGTTTCAACTTTTACTTTAGTTGAACGCTCATCAATTGATCTGCGGTATTCCAAATGTCTAAGGCGCTTTTCCATCTCAAACTTTCTACCTTTAATCCAATTGACAACTCTTTCTTGATTTTCAAGAATTTGACCAATATGGGTTATATCGGCTCTAAGTTCAATTTCTTCTTCAATATGCGCCCAACTCATATTTCCTCCACAAAGCAAATATCTTGCCAACTCATCACCAGATAGCGTTCACCGTTTTCTTTGAAGTCGTGATATTTCAAATACTCATCTTTATATGTGTCAGCAATCGTGCCAAAGTGTACTTTATCGCCCACATTTAAGCCATGCGCCGCAGCATCATCACCCACGGCGGTAATGTATCCAGTAGTTTCCGCGCCAGCCACCATGCTTAAATCCAGCGATTCAGATGTAAACCGCTTCTCAGGCTTGACAATGACTTTATCCTTCAGAGGCTTGTACATTCTGTACCTCCTTCTTTGGGCGACCTGGCTTGCGTTGCATATCTACAACAGGCAGCGTTAGCATTTCAGCTTTGAATTCACCGCACCAGTCCTCACGACTTTTGTTATGGTGGGCTGGAAAACGCCGACAGACTCCTAATGAGCCTCTTTCTGTATCTTTGAAATAGATACAAGACTTACAATGTTCACCAAGCATGACAACCTCTTTTTGTTGTGCCTAGAAGCCCCTTGAGTCCCGACTGACTCTTGGGGTTTCGCATTACTTACCGTAATCGCTACGTTTGTGATCGTACACGACTTTTTCAGACGAACCAGTGTTCATCTCGCCGCAACGACCATCAACGCGACCCATGTGCGAACCATCGCGTGAACCGATGCTGTCAGCCTTGCCCATAGCAACGCCGCCAACAATCTTAGCCTTGCGCTCGCCAGATGTATCGCTAGACAAAACACCCTTGGGCATTTTCTCGCCAGACACGCCAGGCTCGTAGGCTTCACGGTCAACTTTAGACACATGAATTTTCTTTTCACCACTACGGTCGCTTGATTTAGCGCCCTTTGGCTCTTTTTCCATATTTGGATAACCCATTTTCAATTTCCTTTGCAAAGAAAAATTTGCCATAATCGGCACACACATTATAGGAGTTTTTCCAATGGCAACCAAATTTTCTGTTAAAGCTGAAAAGCCCAAACACCGTGAACCTTCAAACTACGTTATCGAACGTGAATGGAAAGCAGAAGCTCGCAAAGTTGCGGGTTTAGAAAAAGAACTACGCGAACACGAAAAGACAGATGCGGCTCATGCACATCCTATGCACCGTTCTCATGAGGCACAAGGGAAATCACAAAAAGACGCACCGCTGCCCAATATGCGTAAGTTCTAAGGCGTTATCTCTTTAGGCCACAAGCCCTGCTCAACAAGGCGGCATACAGTTTTTTGATGTGCTTCATTCCACATATCAACTCGCTGTTGCTTTGTAAGGTTTGAACCTTGGTCAATTGCGTAATGATGCTCAACACATAATGCAGCCGTGTACTCGTCACTAGCACGAAGCGAACGGCCTTTTCCATGTTTAGCTTGGTTTGAATGGCTTGCCTGTGTTCTACCTTCAACATAACAAATTTGGCAGGGCAGTGACGCTACGTTTTTCAGGTGTTGCTTGCTACGAAAGTAATTAAACTTTGGTCTGGCAGTCATATCACCACCACATCCTTACCGTGTGAACGAATATTGTTGCGGGTTTTCTCAATCATGCGCTCGTAAACCGACCTTGCCACGCTTGTGCGCTGTAAATCATGCCATTCCCGCACGTTTTGAAGCGCTTTAATGCCTTGCCCATCCAAACCCATACGCTCGGTGTTTTCGTACCTTAAAGCGGCTTTGTGTAGGCTTTCTTGTGCTAATTTGCAATCTGGCAGGGCTTCAGGGCCGATACCGCTTTTGGCAAATGTCTCGCAAATGTTCATTAAATCAACCAACATACGCCAATCGTCAACTGTGCCTTGACCCATTCGCATAGCCTCCAAAGCTGACAATTCAGCCAAACGCAGTTTGTTTAGGCTTGCTTCGTCTGTAATGCTTGCGCCAGCAATAGCATGACCCACAATATCAATATTTGTCGCCCAAATTTTTCTTCGGCACTGCTTTCTCACTTCATGCTCCTTATTTCGTCTAAAACTTTGTAAGCTCGTGCAAAAGCAATGAAACTCATATTGCACTCACTGGGTAAAAGGTCACTACATCGCTTTTCCAATGAATAGTGGCTTTGCAGCCCAACTTCTTGGCTGTGCTTTCAATCCAGTGCTTGATCGCAGGCTCGTACATTAATTTTTCAAGCAAACACAAACTGATGTTCGCCTCTTTGCCGCTATTCACCTTCTCGGCAATCCATGCTTCATAGTTCATTCTTGTCCCCTTGCTCGGATTGCTGTGGCATTTGAGTAAAGATACATTTGTGCAACGCCATCTGACCTACAGGCATCTGCGTTTAATTCGACAATCAATGCACACGCCTCGCGTTCAGCCTCGACAGCCTTACGAATCTCTGCGTCAAATCCAGATTTTGACCACAGAGACATAGGCCCAAGCTCTGCCGTTACCTTTGAAATTGTGAGTTGACCTGCTGAAAATGCACGCAAAGTCTCAAGTTCTTTTTGTTCGTCGTATGTCATGCTTCACCTCTTTTTCTCAATGAATCGCAAGCCTTACAAAGCCGCCATCCTTGTTTTGTTTTCCATGTGTTTTCTGGCGTGAACTCATGTCCTCTTTTGCAATGCGTAAGGTTTGATTTGCCTATTATGCAAACTCGCCTTTTAGTGGCGCAATCTCTCATGTTGTCTGTTCTATCGCCAAGAAAAAGATGCTCTGGATTAACGCAAATGCGGTTATCGCATTTATGTAAAACCCATAATCCGTTTGGAATTTGTCCATTAACTATTTGCCAAGAGTAACGATGAGCGCCATGACATTTACGGCCTTCATCAATTAAATGTGTGAAGAAAGCGCCATATCCGTTTCCGCGAATTGCGCTAGTCCATTCCCAGCATCCGTTTTGCGCTTTCTTGTTGACCTTATCCCAAAACCTTTGACTTATTGGCTTCATTGCACGCTGCGTTTTCATGTTTACTCCAATTACATTGTTCGCACATTCTATCACGCTCTTTGGTTGCTACCAATTTGGCAAAGGCTTCAATCTTGCTGTAAGGCATACCAATAATTTCTAAGTCGCCTGAGTTCTTCCACATCTCAATGATGTCTTCTTGTGTCATTGGGTCACCTTGTCTGTCATTCGGTTACTTGCTTCTTCGCTACGCCAAACATCAACCCGCATCCTTGCAGCCTCCATTCCCCACTTAAGGAATTCTTCGATTTCAATAGCCGCAGCCAAGCCCTCTAAAAGCGCCTGATAGTCTGGGTGGCTATATGCGTATCGCTCTTGCGCGTTTGCCGCCTCTATGCCTGTTTTAAGGGCTTCTGTCATCAGTAAAGCCTTCTTGGACTTTCTGAATTCTTCAAGGTGGCAGCGTTTAGCTTTTGCGGCTGCAAATTCTTTGCGGTTTTTGAGGATGTAATCAATTGCTTCATGGGCGCTCATCATTTGTCCTTAATAGCCCCAATTGCTCGAAGGGCTGCTTCTGCGTTGTCAACACGGCACAATGTACCACCAATCCAATGCTCAAAAAACTCCTGTTGTAATTTTGTCAATTTTTTTTTGTGGTCAGATTTGATCTCAATCAAAAAAGTATGGTTGCGGTATCCGCACAAAATATCCACTGGCAGACCAATAATCCAGACGTAAGCGCCAGCGGCTCGTAAAGCAGATACCACTTGCGTTTGATTTGCATCGATCCGAGCAGCGTGTCTCATTCGCTACCCCGCACAATGTTAGGTTCTTTTTGTTGTTGTTTTTGCCATTCCACGCCAAGGTCGTAAGCGTTTGTCATGGCGGTCACGGTGTTCTCATCTACGCCCACCGAGCGCAACAAAACAATCAGTTCTTCTTTGCTCATTTGGTTTCCCTCAATTTGTTCATGCGCTTACGCAAGTCATAAGCTGCATCGTATCCACGCCTGCGCTCTATGTCTGCAATCGTTTTAGCCCACCAAGCTCTCGCATGGTTCACCCCATGTTCGTAGGCTTTGTTCTTGTATCTGTCTTGCCACTCTATCGCTTCGCAATTCTTCATGTGTTCTAAGGTCTCCTGTGGCGATAAGGGCTTGGTTGATTTTGTAGGGTGCGACATATAAACCTGATTTTTGTTGGTCAAGGATTTGGTGTGCTTCTTGTTTATTCACTTAAGATTCTCCATGCTGTTGCGGCGCATAAGGGTACTTGACCGTTTCCAATGGCTTTAAGTCTGTCCATCCTAGCGGCCATCCCATCAACCACTCTACCCACGTTGGGTTCAACTTGCCACCAACTTGAGTTGCAAGACCATCTCCACTTGTCTTGCTTAGTCCCTTCCTGTTGTAATTTCCGCAAACTGTTGGAGTTGCCCAATTCACTTGGGCTGTCAATGTTGGTGTGTTCCGATTGTGTTCGCTTGGCGCATTGGTTTCTTTCGCCATGTGTGCTGTCGGTGTAGGCCAATTCTGCATATTGCTTACTTGGTCGCGCAAATTCGCTGGTTTGCTGCGGCCAAGTCTGGCTTGTGTTGCCTCCTTTAGCAACGCTTGTTGAGATTTTGGGGGCAATTTGTCCATTGTGGTTGGTGTTGCCCATTTTTCCAACAATCCAGATTCTGTCCCTTTGATGGTTTGCTCCAACATCGGCAGCTCCCATAACAGTCCACTTCGCGTCATACCCGAGCGCGGTAAGGTCTCCAATGACTCGTTCAAGTCCTCGAGTAACGAGCATTGGGCTGTTCTCCACAAAAACGTATCTGGGTCGTACTTCGCTAACCACCCGCGCCATTTCTCGCCACATTCCGCTTCGCTCTCCGTCAATTCCTGCGCCTTTTCCAGCGGCGCTAATGTCTTGGCATGGAAATCCGCCAGATATAACGTCAACAATTCCTCGCCACGGTCTTCCGTTAAAAGTTTGTATGTCATCCCAAATCGGGAAAGGCGGGAGAAGACCGTCATTTTGTCGGGCGCACAATACGCTTGCTGGATAGGCTTCCCATTCAACGGCGCAGACTGTTCGCCATCCAAGAAGTTTTCCCCCAAGTATTCCTCCACCTGCTCCTGCAAACAAAGCGAGTTCATTAAGGCTTGACTGATTAACCAACTCATTCATACCACCTTGCCTTTCATTTCGTTTTTTAATTCTTCTAATCTTTTTAAAGCAATCTGTTTTTGACGTTCAATTTCAGCCAATTCACGCTCTGTTTTTTGATGTGTGACCAATTGCACAGGTTTGCTTGGAATTTCAGGGCCAGCATTGCATAAATCACGAAACTTAAGCGCCGATGGTGGATAGTCTGAATTCAATTTTCGCAAAGCAAAATCAAGACTTGGCTTGTATGTAAGAAACCGACCAAGGTTTTCACGCCAAACTTGCCTGACCAAACCCAAATCCATGCCTTCCCAATGTCGGTTAAATGATGCACCGTAAATTGCGCCCATATATCCAAAAATGTAATCAAGGCCACTTTCAGCATCACAAAAATCAGTTTCCAAGTAAGCGTACATTGCCACCTCCAACTAAACCTCGAGTTAATCCAGACATTACCGTTTGATTTGTTTGACCAGTTTTGCTCATCGGATTGTCTTTGCTAATCCATTCAGCTTTCAACCCTTGGCTTCCACGAGTACACCATTCAGCCAAAAATTGCTCAAGTGACCAACCCAACTTTTCAGCTTCTTTTCTTGCACCATTTACAACCGTGTTTGTCACAGATGCTTTTTTTGTTTTACGAAGTTGTAGCCAATCATCCCAAACTTGTTTTGAAACATCTGGTGGGCAAGCAACGCTAGTTGCTTTCTTTGTCTCTGTCTCTCTCTCTGTCTCTCTCTCTGTCTCTAGACTATCAATTTGATATTGCTGTGATATCACATTGATATCATCTTGTTCCAGCCAATGAGACAACTTGTTTAAGCAATCAATAGTTTGCTTTTCTGTCATTCTTAAACGAAATGCAAGATTTTTTGATGTTGGCAGCCTACCCTCATCTTCACTAGCAATTAACCAGCACATCACAAGTACTTTGCAAGCAAGTGGGTCTAACTCATACCATTCCATGTCGTCTAAAACGTCACGATACAACTTGACCCAAGGTGGTTTCCTATCTTTGAAATGCTGAAACTTTGACCAATTTTTAATTTTCATTTTCAACCCAAAAAAAAGGGGCTACACCTGGAATCTCATTCTTGCGAATGTTGGCGGACTGGCGTAGTACCAGCAGATTCCATGTGTAACCCCACTACGAAACGCCGCCAAGCGTCTTTCAAAAAATTATATATCAATTCCGTGCAAGACCATTCCGATCATCATAAAAAGCAGCCAAGCAGTTTCACCATTGAGCGCCAACAAAAAAGCAACAATAAGCAATGCCCACCTCATTCAATCACCTCAAACCATTCTGGTCGTAATACCCTTAACTGCCATAGCCTACCCTGCGGTAGCTTGACCCAGTTGTTTACAGCTTGCCTGGAGCATCCAAGCAGCCTAGCAAGCTCACTAGGTGAGCCTGCACGTTTGATAGCATCTTCTTTTGTCATGCGTAAATTGTATAGGTAAATTGACAAAAATACAACACAATAAAAATATTTTGCAAATTGTTGGTTTATTTGTAAATTTCTTGATACACTTCTATCCATGCCGCAAACTGCGGTCTTTTAAGGAGCACATGATGATTGATCTAAATCCCACAACCCGACAGTATCCGCGCACACTTGACGAGGCGTTTCCCAACACCGTCAAGCACAACAACCAGCTTGAATATCAAACACCTGTATTCAAAGACGAACCAACTTCAAATGCTGAATTTTGGGTGTACATCACGTTGGCGTTTGCGGCTGGTTTTCTTGTTCATTTGTTGTGGTGCGTCAAATGATTAGTTTTGAAACATTTGAATACCCAATGTCAATGGATGAAATTCTCGGTGAGCGAGATTTGTTCATTGAATACGAATTCACAGACAAGGGCTTAGATTACGAAGTCGTAGCTGTATCTGTTAATGGTGACCGTGAAACCATCGACCATTTGTTGTCTACCAAAGAACACGATGTAATTTTTCGCTTAATTAAACAAAACGAAAGGAAACTTAAAGATGAAAGTTTATGAATCAATCAACAAAGTGCAAGGTGCGTTGTCTGTTGTTGGTATTGGCAAAACTCGCACAAACAGTCAGGGCAGCGGATACAAATTCCGAGGCATTGACGATGTGTATCAAGCCATTGCGCCTTTGTTGGCATCAAATGGTTTGTGTATTTTGCCGCGAGTGCTAAAACGCGATTGTTTGGAACGTCAAAGCAAATCAGGTGGCACATTGTTTTATGTGACCGTTGAAGTTGAATTTGATTTTGTTGCCGTTGAAGACGGGTCTAAACACACCGTCAAGACGTTTGGCGAAGCAATGGATAGCGGCGACAAGGCAACCAACAAAGCCATGTCTGCGGCTTACAAATACGCTTGTTTCCAAGCGTTTGCCATCCCAATCGAAGGCACACCAGACGCTGACGAAACAACGCATGAAGTTGCAAGCGTTGACATTAACGTCATGGCTGACCACCTGATTGCCATTCAAGACGCAACAGATGAAGATCAACTCAAAAAGGTTTATCTTGAGGCTTACAAAGCATGTGGCACTGATAAACATTGGCAGAAAAAAATGATTGCAGCTAAAGACGCAAAGAAAGCGAGTTTGTAATGGAGCAACGCACAGACGCATGGTTTGAAGCCCGATTGGGCAAAGTGACCGCCAGCAAAGTGGCTGACGTTATCGCCAAAACCAAATCAGGGTATTCCACTAGCCGTGAAAATTACATGACGCAATTAATTTGCGAACGATTGACAGGCAAAAAACAAGAATCATTCAGCAATGCTGCGATGGATTGGGGTACAGAAACCGAGCCGTATGCCCGTGCTGCTTATGAAGCAAGCAAGAATGTTTTGGTTGATGAGGTAGGAATCATTGACCACCCATTTTTGCCAATGTGCGCTGCCTCGCCAGACGGGTTGGTGAGTGATGATGGAATGGTCGAGATCAAATGCCCAAACACCGCAACGCATTTTGATACTTTGTTGGCTGGCAAAATGCCGACCAAATATATGCCGCAAGTCCAGTGGCAAATGGCTTGCGCCAATCGTTTGTGGAATGACTTTGTAAGTTTTGACCCACGCGCACCCGAAGGTTTGCAGTTGTTTATCACCCGCATCGAGCGTGACGACAAATACATTGCCAACTTAGAAAATGAAGTGCATTTGTTTTTAACCGAATTAGAACAACGCATTGCAACTTTGAAAACCCTGATTCACACTTGAAAGTAAAAAATGTCCAAAACAGTTTATGAGGTCAGCACGGTTGTTGGCACTTACCAAAAAGAAGGTAAAACCAAAAACCGCTACCAACGCATTGGCTCTGTCATTGACACCAAAAATGGTTTGATGCTGAAAATTGATAACCTGCCGCTAATGGAGGGAGGTTGGGCTGGTTGGGCTTTTTTGAATGAGCCACGCCCACAAAAACCGACTTACGAAGGTTTGCCAAAAGATGACTTCAACGATTCTGAAATCCCGTTTTAAGGAAACAACCATGTCTGAAACATTCAAAATGTACTATGCGCTGGCTGCTCATGCCATTCTGTCAAGCATCCCGTTTGGCGTAAATATTGAGCCTGAAAAAATTGCCGATGCTGCAAGACGAATTGCGGAGGTAATGGAAAAAGGCGAACAAATCAATGAATGATTTTGAGTTGCTTGCCGCCGCAATGGTTGTGGTGGCTTTGCTTGAACTTCTTTTAAAAGGTACTTTATGACAAATTTAGAATTGAGGTTTGATGGTGATGATTATGTGCCATCGCGTGATGATGCGCGTTTGACAGGTCAATTGCTGCGTGTGTGGAATGCAATTCAGGATGGTGGTTGGTACACACTTGCAGACATTGCCGACATTACAAACGACCCACCAGCAAGCATCAGCGCACAATTGCGGCATTTGCGTAAATCTCGATTTGGTAGCCACGAAATTGACAAAGAATACATTGGCAATGGTTGCTACAAATACCGTTTGATTGAAAACAAGGCAAGCGGCTGGCGTAAACGAATTATTCAGGAGTTACAAAATGACTGATTGGATTGACATTTTTGTTGGCGTAATTGTTGTGTTGTTTATTGTTGGTGGTTGCTTGGCTTTGTACGCTGATGCAATCAACCATCCTTGGGGAGAAGATGAATGAAAATCTTTTTAAGCAAAGAAGATATGTTGCAAGATGTTATTCAAAAAATAAACACAATTTGGATTGTTCGTAAACATCCTAGAGCACCATTTAGGATAAATGGGCATCTTGAGGCTTTTACGATTCACAAAATTTATCACAGTCTTGCCGAAGCTAAAGCAGAAGCAGAAAAAAGAAACAAAAAATCATCTTATCTTTTTACTGTTAAACGCATTTATTTGGGGAGAAGATGATGAGTGAAGCAATGGACATTTGTATGAATTGCACAGTAAAAGGCGATATTGATGCTTGCTTAAAAACACCTTGCTCTCAACACAATTCTTGGTTTGCCAAAACAATTATTGCAGAGGCAGAGAAGCAAGAACCTGTGGCGTGGATGACCATTGACTCTAATGGCGAAGAAGACGATATTTGGTATGACAACCCAGAAGGTAAGTTGCTTGAAAGTTGGTCATGCAAACCTCTTTACACCCACCCACAACCCCGCAAGCCGCTAACGGATGAGCAGATTGATGAAATCGCCGACACAGTGGCAAATATGCCTTTGGTCGGAATTGTGAATGACTTTAGAACTCGTTTTGCCAGAGCAATCGAAGCCGCCCACGGCATAAAGGAGTAAGCGATGCCATGTAACTTATGTGGAAAATGGAATTGTGTTTGTCAATATTCACAACCCAAGCAACAGCAAGAGTTTACGTCCTGTTTTTTCAGCCGCGAGGCCATGAAAGAGCATAGCGACTTTCACCCACAACCCAAGGCAGAGCAGGGTGAGCCTGTATTCCACCTAAAACAATATGGTGACGTTACCAAAGAACAGTTAGATTGTTACATTGCAACTGGTCGTATTGACACTCGCCCACAACCCCGCACATGGGTAGACCTGACTGGCGAAGAATTAGAAACACTTTTGCGTGAAAACCGTTCGCTAACTTTAGGCTCAATATGGGCAGTTGCAGACAAACTCAAAGAGAAAAACAATGGATGACGATATTTACAACATCCTCATGCTTTGCACAATCTTGTTTTTTGGAGCAGGATTCTTTACCGTTGTTGCAATTGCTGTTTGGCTGGTAATTGAATCCCTTTGTGATTAAACCATCTGATCTGCCGTGTTTTGCACTGATGCAACACGATTTAACCACCCATGAAGAAATTTTTCGTCATGGGGATTTTTTTGCACCAGTTCACGATAAAACTGATCTTTTACTTGGCTGAAAGCGGCAATCAATTCTTGCGTGTTGACGTTTCTTGCAGCCTCAATCGTCCATTCGCCAATTGAACCATCGGCAGTAACTCCAAGGGCTTGTTGCAAAAATTTAGCGGCACGTTTCACGCCAGCATTTACGCCAAAATCAAACATAACGTAATCAACGCCAGCGGGTAATTCATCGCATTTGTTCACATCCCAATAGCGTGATTTGTAAAACGGCTCAACTTCTTCCAGCGTCAACGCTTTCATTTCACCATCATGTACAGGTCTGCCAATGTATGCTGCCCAGGCTGCTTTGGTCACACCGTGATTGGTTTCACCGCCAGCATCGTCTTTGTCCCAAACATAGCCGCCTTCACTTTGCATCACATGGTTAAAACAGGTTTGCCAATTTTCAATCATTTTGACCCTTTCAGTTGGTTGTAAAAATCAATCAATTCGTTCAATTGTCTGATTGCTTTGTCCCCGTCTGCTGCGATGGTGACAATAGATTGAGCAGCCGTTGGGTCAATGTCGCATCTTGTTTCGCCCCCAACTCTGGTGGCAAAGGCGGGATTGCTGGTGGCTTGTACGGCACTGATACTGAGCCGCAACTCGCCAGAAGCAACGTCAGACTTGAGCTTAGTAATTTGTTGGTCAGCTTTTGCATTTGCTTGCCTTAATTTAGTTGCGTGATCGTTTGCGTCTTGCACCCGTTGTTGTTCAATTTGTCTGGCTTGCTCATTAAGTTTAGCGATTTCCGCTTGATCTTCCAATGACTTGTAATGGATGCCTTCAAAGAAAGCAGCCACACAAAGCGCCAATACGCCAATAAGCAGGTATGGATTAATCATCGTCAGCAATCCTAGTTGATTTTGGCGCAGTTGGCGTGACTGCCGCAACAGGTGCAACAGGCGTGATTGGTTTAGGTATTGTGTTAATTGTGGTTATCGGCGTGTTCAAAGTTGAAACAGGAAACGCTGGTGGGCATGGCGTTGTTGGTAACAATGGTTTAGAACTGTTAAGGTAATTGGCAATGATTTGAATTGCTTGCCCCAAAATCAATGATAAAACCGCAATGATTGCTTTATCAGTGGGCGATTCGGAAAACAACGGTTGCGCTTCTTTGACCACTGAATATCCAAAAATAATTACAATAAACAACAAACCGACAGCTAAACATCGAATGACAAATGATCTATCGCTGGTAATTTGTTGCTCTGGCGTTATATCTTTGGAGACCATCTTTTTCAAAATATTCAGGGCAAGATTGATTTGCGTGACAGGTTGGCGGTTTGCACTCATCGTTACTCCAGTTGTCAGGGTTTTGGCATGGGTATCTGTAATCATCCTCTGAATGATAAATAAACACCAAGCAAGCAATCAAGAAAATCCACCATTTCATTTCCTTGCTTCCTCAATTTCTTTCTGAGCCTGTTGCAGTTTTCGCAAAGTATGCTCCATTGCCATTTCAGCCACGTATGCCCGATACCAAACGTATCCAGCCGCAGGCACTAACAAAGCAAACAACAACACCAACAAGATTAGTATTGCATGAAATCCTGAGTCGTCAGACGCAGAGTAATCATCAAGCCCCACACCCACGCCGCCAGAAGCCCGAGCGTTACCGCCAAGGCGACCCGCATTTGTCGGCGCTTGCTGATTTCCTCGCGTAGCCATCTTGCCTCATTCCTTTTTCTGATTTGCTCACGCCTTGCGAATTCCTGTTCTTCAACAATCCGACTGTGCATCTTGAGAAACCTCGTGTATATGTCCTTTAACTCAGGCGGCGCATACACCATAGCCTCTCGTATCTCTATGCTCAAGTTCTCCAGTTGAAGTTCTACGAGCGCCCTATCCATTGCGTTCTTGGCAAGGTTTGCGTTTGGGTCGTAGACCGTGTTTGATGTTTCCTCAAGGTCTTTGTAATAATTTGTGAGCTTCTGATGCAAATCAAAGAAGTCTCCCATTTTTTGACCAACATCCACGATAAGTTGTGCCTGGAGTTCTTCAGGGTCTTGGTGACGTTTAACTTTTTTAATAGGCTCTGCAACGGCGACAACAGCTTTCTTAGCGCCAAATAAACTCTTAAGCCAAACCCAAATCCCTGAAACTTCTTTTGCAATGGCTTTAACGTCACCAATGGCGCGTTCAGTCCCCTTCTTGAACTCCTCAATCGCCATGCGTCCTTCATGGAGTTGATCGCAACCCGCTTTGATCTGTTTGACCAAAGTGACTGCGCCAAGAAGGAGGGTGATCGGGTCAATGGGCTACTCACTTTTTGACAAGTTGCGACCAGAACACAGTTGCCGCACCAAACGCGCCAGCTATCCAAAGAATAGGCTTGGCAGCAGAAGCAATCCAGCTTAAGACCTTAAAAGCGCCTTGCAACGATTGGAAAGCATCGACCAAACCTTTGGTGTTTGTATCAATTGAATCAATCTTTGTTTCCACCAAAACAAGGCGGTCATAGATTTCTTTGTGGGTAATGGTCTGTTCTTCCATCTCAACACCTTATGATTTCATAATGTATGCAAGAGCATAGTAAGGAGGCAGGTTTGCGTTTGTGCCGCTTACACCAGTTGAATTGTTGGTTGTAGTGGTTGCAACGGAAATGCCAGTTGTTGAAGTGGTTGTCAAGGCTCCATTAACTTGAGACCCTGAACCAGCACCAGCAAAACCGCCGCCACTACCAGAAGAAGGACCGGTGTAATTGTGATGATGCCCAGGGTCTGTAACTGTTGAAGTTGAAGTGGCTGTATGGGTATGAGATACCACAACAGCGTCTGTTGAACCACCAGTTCCACCAACAGAATACAAATTACCCGCGCCAACAATGAATGAATCTTTTAAGTTAGGCGTTCCATTAGTACCATCACACAATAACCAGCCCGATGGAATAGACCCAATTGCACCTGACCACAAAGAAATTAATCCGCTAGGAATTGTTGCGCCACTAGATGATTGAACTCCAACAATACCGTATAAGTTATCGTAAGTTTGAATGGTATTGCCAACAGCATCTTGCAACACAAACTTGTAGTTAAAACCGTAGGTCAACCAAATCTCAGTTTGTGGGCGACCATCTGAACCCAAGACGATAGGGTTGGTGTTGGCATATACACCACCGTTATCAGAGTAGGTCGCAAGCGGTGTGCTTGAACCTGCTTGATAGGTGTAGATTTGACCACCAGCTAAAGGCAAGCCTGTGCTAGTGAAGAATTGAAAACCGTTGCCAATAGGTGAAAGATTAACGCTCATTTTTGTTCCTTACCAATGTCTGAAAGTTTTGATGTATTTTGCATTTGTTCTTTTAATTTTTGCGCTTCTTTGGTCATATGACGAGCAGCCAACATTTGTTGACCTGTTGTTCCCGCCTTACCACCCAAATACCCACCAACAGCCGCACCTGTTGGCCCACCAATTGCGCCACCAATAGTTGCTCCAGTTGCTGCACCAGCTTTAGGCAAATTATGCTCAATAATTCCTTGAACACGCTGACCTTGCAAACCAGCGCCTTCATAACCATGAACACCTGGCATTAAATAACCACCTACGTTCAGTGTATGAAACGCTTTTTGTTCTTCAGGTGAAAAAGCTAATTTAATTTTGTCAGCGCGAGCGTTCAAAATCTTATTGACTGCGTTTTGATTCCATTCACCAGCTTTAGCAGCGCCAGCTTGATAAATTTCACGAGCAATGTTTCCGCGCATTTCATTAACAGCAGATTGTGCAGATACGCGCAATTCATCAGGAATTGGGATTGTCCATTTAGGCAAACCTGTAGTTTTATCAATAGGCCCTTCAAGTGCGCCCTTAGAAATTTTTTCAGCAGTTTCGTAAATGTGTTTCCATTGGTCAACAGGCATACTATTTAACTTTTGAGGTATTGCCTCAAATGCTGTGGCAGTTTGAACTCCATTAGGATCAATGTCACCAAATATTTGTTTAATGCCTTTAGAACCAAACAAAACTTTTTCCGCTTCATGCAAACTGTCTGCTTTTTTAAGCATTTCCAAACCGCCAGCTTGCCCAATATCACGCTCAATTGATTGATTAATAGTTCGGATAATTTTTGCGTTTGAAGGCGACCATTCGCTGTTCAATGCTTTCTGAACAGCAATCCATGCACCAATAGTATTTGGTGCATGAACATGACCCATTTCATCTTGAAAGCCAACAGTTTTAGCAAGATTAATAAGTTCTTCAGCAGATTTTGCAACGCCTTCGTTGCCTTTCAGACCAAGGCCAGCCTTAAATTGTTTGTTGCCAAATAATTCGTCAACATTAGACGATTGAATTGGATTGCCGCCAACTTTGGTTGCGACTTCATCATATAACTTTTGTTTTTCGCCTTTAATAAAACCAGAAATTCCTTCATCGCCAGTAAAAGTACTGTTGATGCGCTCACCACGTTCATAAGGCGTTACAAGTGTTGAACTTGCGCCTGTATTCTCAATACGCTTTTGGGCATAGTTGGACAAAGCAATTTGCTCATTAGCAATTTGGCTTTTTAACAATTCGCTTTTTGGCGTTGGATTTGCTGATTTTGCTTCTGTATGTTCATTACGTAATGTGTTTTCATTACCAGTAACAACACCAGGTCTTACTTGACTTGAATCAACACCACCTTCTTGCAAAATTTCTTTTGCAATAGTTGCGCGTGTTATTTGTTCTTGTGGCTTTACATCTTCCGTAGTTTTTGAAAGTTTTACCTGTGGAAATTGACCGCGAGCACTTTCTTCACCAGTAATTTGACCAGCGTAAGGATTGAACTCAACTTTGGCAGAGCCAACACTACCCGCTGTGGCAGGTTTTACATTTTCAATTGCATTAACAACAGGTTTTACATTCTGACGTTCAATGGTAAATTCAGGAATAGCGGCTTTAACAGCGGCACGATTCGGCAGCGCTCCAACCAATGATTGGGCTTCAGGGAAAACAGGCGGCAATTTAGATGCTTCAAACGCATTTTGCAATGATTGCACATACTCTTGACCTTTAGCCGTTCTTGGCTGATAGGTCATTTGCTGCATTAAGTTACGAGCTTGTTCTTCTGGATTTCCGCCACGAGCGCCATAAACCAAACCAGTAGCCGCAGCCAATGGAGCAGCAACAGAGCCAGTTAATGCGGTCAATCCAGCTTCGCCTACACCAGCAACGGTTTGATTAAATTTGTGACGAGCTTCAAATGCTTTTTTAATGGCATCAGCAACAATGCCGTGTTGTTGTTCTTCTTTTGGCTGTTCTGTGGCAGGTGTTTGTTCCCACAAATCAGCTAAGTTAGAAGTGGCTTCTGAGCCGATTTGTGTACCAGGCACATACGTAGAAAACGCATTGCGCTTAGGAGCAACATCCTGCGTTGTCTTTTTTTCAGTAGTGGGCGCGTCCCACAATTCGGCTAGAGTTCCCATTATTGAATAATCCCTAATGCTCTTGCTTGCTTGATTTTGTTGCTCATCTCTTGTTGTTGAGCAGGCGACATGGATGCTTTCAATTTAGCGACTTCTTCAGGCGTCATTTCTTGGAAAAGACGGAAGTCTGAAAAATTGTTAAACGTATCCAATTTGCGTTTGTATTCGGCAGGGTTGTTGATTGAAGAAGAAAGGTAAGCGGCTTTTGCCAACTTCATTTTTTCCATGCCAATCAATTGATCTGAAACGCGCAACATCGCCTCTTTGGTCATCTTTGCGTTAGGCGTTGCCATTTCAGCAATTGAACGAGCAGCATCGGTATTGCCGCCAGCCAATGCCAACAACTTAGAATTTTTAGCCAATTCGTCTGTGGATGATGTTTCAAGTTCAGCAACAGGGATACCAACAGACTGAGCCAAGCCAGACAAGAATTTTTTGCGTTCGCCACCAACACCAGTAAACGATTCAGGTGTAAGTTGTTTGATTTTTTGGAATGTTGCAATGCGGTTTTGAGCCGCAGAAGCATCCGACATTGTTTGCAAAATGTCAGACTTAACAACATTGCCAGCGGCTTCTTGAGTAGCTGCTTGAGCAGGCCCGAGCGCTGTTGTTAATTTTCTGTTAATGATAGGAGTGTTTCCAATCAATTCTTTTTCGCCAGTTTCAGCATTAACGATTTCAGTTGTTGGCGGCAATTGCATTTGCACCGCTGGCGCTTGACCTGGGCCACCGCTTTGATAAGGCGATGTGTACACAGGCACAGCATACTGGCCTTGGTTAATGTAAGTTGGCGCTTTGTTAACTTGACCAAATTGCTCTGTATTAGTGCCTGCTTGTTGTACGCCATTAGCGATTGTTTGGATTACTCGTTGAGCGCCAGCAGCACCATGCTTGTCAATGTGCTCCAACAATTTGTCGTGCATCTTGCTTTCATGCTCAGGCACACCAATGACGTTAACCAAATAATCCTTAGCTTCGTTTAATTTTTCTTTGATAGCTTCAGGATTAGGGTTTTTAGGATTGAAATCAGGGTCGGTTAACAAACCACCGTAAGTTTTGCGTGTTTGATCTTGATAGTAAGCGTTCAATTCTGAACTTGCTTTTTTAGACCCAGTTTCAGCTGTAGATGTTCTAGCCGCAGCCTCACGCACAGCCAAAGACGATGTTTGTTGCGCTTGTTGCAATTCCAATTGAGCTTTTTGAAGCTGCAACGGATTAAGTAGTTGCGATTGTTGGTATGCTTGGATGCCACCAGCCAAGTTCACCATATTCGCAAGGCTCATGCCTTTAGGTGGTTGAATCTGTGTAGCAACAGGAGTTGTGGTTAAGTCAGCCATGATTTATCCTTAATTTGGATTAAAGAAATTGGCAATGCTCATATTGCCTTCACCTGGGACATTAACCATTCCGCTGCCACCATTAGCCCAACCATTTGAATTTGAATATTGATTAATTCCGTTTTGGCTGTTTTGCATTAAGTTATTTAAAAAATAACCATTTGCCGCACCTTGAGCGCCACCAGACAAAGCATTTGCTGCCCCAATAGTTCCAGCCGCTTGAGCAGCCGCGCCACCAATAGC